AATCCCACCTAAGTTTGGCGAGGAAAACGTACCTGAAAAGATTAATGCTTTAGTTGCATCCGGTAAGTTAGACAGAATGGAAGTAGTGTTTTGTATATGGAAGCGCAAAGATGCCAAAGAAGTCGACGGGATCACTACTGCTGAAAATCGCCCTTATGCTTACAAGTACATACTGAAAGAAGGTGGTGAAACTCTAGGCGAGGAAGGCGGTTATTATGACATGCCGGTATTCCTATCAAGATTCTCTAAAACTAGTGAGTCTAAGTTTGGTCATTCACCTTCAATGATTGCCCTTAGTGATGTATTGACGCTTAACCAGTTTAAAGAGTTAATCATACGCCGTAGTGAAAAAGAAGTGGACGGAGCATATAAGACTACTGAGCGTGGTTTAATATCTGACTTAGATTTGCAACCTGCTGGACTAACAATGGTTAGAAGCATGGATGATTTAGCGCCGATGGAAATATCAGGCAACTTCTCCATCGCTATTCTGTTAGAAGAAAACCTAAAAGAGTCAATACACAGAGCTTACTATCTTGATTCAATCGCGTTAAAAGAGTCACCACAAATGACAGCAACCGAGACTTTAGAGCGAACTGCTATTATGCAACGTTCATTGGGGCCGGTAATCAGTCGTAACAAACCTAGCCTATTAGCGCCATTGGTAGAAAGAACATTTAATGCCATGCTTAGGTTTGGTAAACTTCCAGAAATACCCGAATCAATCAAAGGCGCTGACATTGATATCGTTTACACTGGCCCATTAGCGGCATCCAGTAATATGGAAGAAGCACAGTTATTGCAAACTTACTTGAATATTGTGGCTATGGTTGCAGAACTTAAACCGCAGATACTCGATAATATTGATGAAGATCATATCGCCCGTAGTTTAGCCGATGACTTAAACATCGACCCTGGTGTAAATAACTCTAAAGAAGAAGTTGAAGCAGTTAGACAGCAACGAGCAGCACAAGAACAAGCAAGGTTTGAAGCTGAAAACATACAAGAGGGCGGCAAGGCTATGCAAGAATTCGCTAAAGGCAAAGAAGCTATGCAAGGAGGTCCAGTTGAATAACATTGACAACCTAAGAAAAGAAACGAAGCGTAAAGCCGATTTATTTAGACACGTATTCGGAACACCGCAAGGCAAAGAAGTTTTGCAATTAATGGGTGAGGAATTAAATCCTGATTCATTATTTGTTGATGGGGACTCACACAAAACTAGCTATAATGTTGGTAAGCGTGATGGGTTTATTTATGTAAATCAAATGTTGAGGTTTGATAATGAGTGATGAAAATACAGGCGTAACAAACGAAGCGGCAGCAACACAAGCAGATATTGCAACCAACACAGATTGGCGAGCAAGTTTACCGGAAGATATACGAAGCTCTAAAGTATTTGATTCAGTGGCAGATGTTAACTCACTTGCTAAGCAGTTCATGGATGCACAGTCTCATATTGGTAATAGTATTCGTGTACCTGGTGAGGATGCTAGTCAAGAAGCTATCGACACATTCCATGCCAAGCTAATGAGTAAAACCGATTTAATGATTAAGCCTCAGACAAGCGAGGACTATCAAAAGGTATTCGAGTCAATGGGTAAGCCTGTTGATGGTAAAGGTTATGTTAATCCAGAAGGTGTTGAAGGTTATGACAACTTACGCGAGCTAGCGCTTAATGCCAACATGACTAATAAACAGTTTGAATCAATGGTTAGCTCTGTTGCTCAAATGGATGCTACCGCAGTAGAAGCAAGCACAGCAAAACAAAAAGAAAGCCGTGGCGTTATTGAAAAAGAGTGGGGCGCTGCGTTTGATCAAAACAGTTCGCAAGCTATCGCATTACTTGAAGCTACCGGCGCACCAGAAAGCCTTGTCGCTTTAGCTAAAAGCGGTGATATTGATGGTGATTCGCTCAAGTGGTTTCATGCCTTATCACAAAAGCTTAGTGGTGGTGAGGGTTCAACTGCTGTTAATGATATTGGCGGCAATCAAATTATGACACCTAGTGAAGCAGATGCACAACTTGGGGAGATTCTAGGTAATAAAGAAAGCCCTTACTGGAATACTGCAAGCCCACGCCATAAAGAATTCCAAGCCAAAGCTATGAGTTTACGCAAACTTAAAGCAGGTAAAGCAGCATGATAGCATCAAGGATAATAAGAAACGCAGCAACAACAATCAGAATCAACTCGATAGGGTATGATGATTTAATCAATGCTATGGGTGAAACTAGACTGTTGTTAGCTCGTCTTACTATCGAAAAAGAGCTAAGGCTTAACCTTAAAGCACATGATGATGCTCAGGTTATCCATGATGATGAACAACAAGAGCGTGATGATTTTGAACAGCATGTTCGTGAAGTAGTGGAGAATAAACACTAATGAAGCCATTTGAATTATTTATGCAACTTGTTTTTATGGGTGCTGGTGTATCTGTAATGCTGTTATTTATCGGTGTTACATTTTTATTGTTAAGTAAGATAAAGGGGAAGCTTTCTAAATAGGAGGTGATTTATCTACACGCAAAGCCGTTTTAATTAGCGGCTTTTTATTGCCTATACACATTCAAACATAAACACGTTATAATACAAACTCAACAGGTAGCCATACAGGTCTGTTATCCAAACTTAAAACAAGTATCGGGTAGCTAGACACTTAGTCCGAGAAAATAATAAACACTATTTTTTTAACGACTAGGAGTCAGAAATGACCATAACTATTGACCAACTACAAATTGAAACGTTTGAAGATAACGTTCGATTTCTTGCACAACAAAAACCTTCACGCCTTTTCAGTAAGGTAATGGTTAAACAAACCAACGGCGCAGCTCATAATTGGGAACGTGTCGGCCCTACTGATTTCAGCGAGAAAACATCAGCACGACAAGCAACACCAGAGAATGATACTCCTTGGTCACGCCGTGTCTCACAAGCAAAAACCTTTGATAACGGTGATACAGTAGAGCAAGAAGATATTGTCCAAATGCTTATTGATCCACTATCAACACTTACACAAAATCTAGCTATGGGTTCAAACCGTAACAAAGATGATGTGATCATTGCTGCCGCTACTGGCACAGCTTTAGACGGTGACGGTAATACAAACGTATTCCCAGCATCACAAGAAGTTGGTGACTATACTGCCGCAATCTCGTTAGACCTTATCAATGAAATGGATGAAATATTCTACAAAAATGATATTGATGCTGATGAGCCTAAGTGTGTAATCATCTCACCATTCCAGCGCCGTACATTGCTTGGCCTATTAGAAGTTACCAGTGGTGATTTCCAAGGTGATTCAATGGCATTACGTAACGGTTACTTACCTAACTTCTTAGGTTATGACTGGATTGTATCAACTCGTTTGTTGAATCCTTTAGCCGGTGATGTTGATTGTTTAGCATTCACTCAAAAAGCTATTGGTCTACAAATGAACCGTGATATCAGTACAAGGGTTGCAGAAGATCCAAGTACTAGCTTTATGTGGCGTGTGTATGGTTTTCAAACATTGGGTGCTGTACGTGTTGAAGATGAACATATTGTTCGTTTGAAACTTGCTGACGAATAGAGCTTAGAGTTTAGGGGTTGGGGGATTGTCCTCAGCCTTTTCTCTGACCCCGTTTTAATAGGAGAAATACATGATTACAGGTATAACTACTGGCTTAGATGTAACCATTCAAGCAACCACATTAAAAACTAATCTCATTTGGGTAATGGAAGATGCAACAGCAAAAGGCACTTCTGCAACTTTAGCTAACAGCGCTGCTACCTTGTACTTAGGTAAGTCCTTAGATGCTGACGGTTCAAGAGTTAACGGTCGCATTCCAAGAGTAGCATTAAACGATAATCAACTACCGGTATAAGGATAACCATGTCTATATTACCAGTTCAAAAAACTAGCGCTTTCAAAGTTGGCCCTAATAAAGTAGACCAACTTAAAATTCAAACGCTAGCTAAAGACGGTGTTAGTGCCGAGGAAATCAGCCAACGATTAAAGATTCAATTAGGATCAATCGAGGGTTGGATGCCTAAAAAACCTAAACCAAAAAAAGCAGCAACAAAAAAGAAAGCAAAGAAAGAGGACAAGTAAATGTCTAGCAAAGTAGAGATTTGGAATTTAGCGCTTAACTTGGTTGGTGGTGGTTCGGTCACTGACCCATTACAAAAATCAACAGAGGCCGACTTATGCCGCTTGCATTATCCATTTGCTCTAGACTTTGTGCTTGAATCACAAGACTGGAACTTTGCGGTTAAACGTCAAGAGGTTGCAGAGTCGTCAGAAGTATCACCAGTGTTCGGCTTTGACTCATCATTTAAAATACCATCAGATGCTTTGCGTATTATTGAGGTTTGGGATAATAGCTATGGCAGTCGAAACACACGTTATTCAAACAACACTTTACAATGGCAACAAGAGGGTGAGTACATCGCTGCTGACACTTCGGATCAAGTCTGGATGCGCTACATTACCCGAATAGAAGATACAACAAAATTCACAGCATCATTTGTAACTGCTTTATCTACTTACCTAGCATCACGTTTAGCTATTCCAGTAGCAGCAAACAGGACATTAAAAACTGATTTGTTACTAGAGTATGGCGTATCACTTAACGAGGCAGCAGCTAACAACGGCATGACTGGCAGAACTAAGATTATACGCTCTAATGTATTGATTGGCGCAAGGTTCAGAAACTAATGATTATAC